AGCAGAAGCGCACGTCTACTACGAATTAAGAGACGCATTTCAATTTGAAGTTCCAAATGCAAAGTTTGCCCCCGCTTATAAGAATAAGTGGTGGGACGGACATATCTATTTGTTTAATGTCAATACTCACGAAATCTATGTTGGTTTATTAGATAAACTCATTAGATTTTGTGAGCAACACGAATATACTTATGAATTTCGTGATAATAAGTATTATGGTCTTCCCTTTGAAGTCAATGAAATGATTTCAAAGGAAGGTGTAAAAGATTATATAACTTCTATTTCAAAGTATGCTCCCCGCGATTATCAAGTTGAGGGAGTATACGACGCTTTAAGACATAATAGAAAGTTATTGATATCTCCAACTGCTTCTGGAAAGTCGTTGATGATATATTCAATTGTGAGATATTACGTTGAGAAAGAACAAAATATTCTGATAGTCGTCCCAACGACATCCCTTGTAGAGCAGATGTATAAAGATTTTGCAGATTATGGATGGGATGTGGGGTCATTTTGCCACAAAATCTATGCTGGAAAGGAAAGAGAAACTGAATCTCAAGTGATTATTACAACTTGGCAATCCATTTACAAACTACCCAAACAATATTTTTCAAGATTTAATGTGGTAGTTGGTGATGAAGCACATAATTTCAAATCCAAGTCATTAGTATCTATAATGACAAAACTTTTCGATGCCAAATATCGTTTTGGATTTACAGGCACCCTTGACGGCACACAAACTCACAAGTGGGTCCTTGAAGGTTTATTTGGACCTTCTTATAAGATTATTAAAACTGATGAGTTGATGAAGAAGGGTCACGTTGCAACTCTTGACATTAATATTTTGTTACTTAAACATTCTCCAAATCGATTTGAAAACTTCGAAGAAGAAGTTCAGTATATTATTAATCACGAAAAACGTAATAAATTTATCAAAAATCTTGCTCTTGACCTTAAAGGAAATACTCTAATACTCTTCTCCAGAGTTGAAGGTCACGGACAACCATTATATGAATTGATAAATAATAGCAAAACTGACGAGCGTCATGTTTTCTTTGTTCATGGTGGAGTGGATACTGAAGATCGAGAAAAAGTAAGAGAAATTACAGAAAAGGAAAATAATGCAATCATCGTTGCTTCTTACGGCACTTTTTCTACTGGTGTTAACATCCGAAATTTACATAATGTTATCTTTGCTTCCCCTAGTAAATCAAGAATCAGAAACCTCCAATCAATCGGAAGAGTCCTAAGAAAAGGAAACAATAAAACAAAAGCAACGCTATACGATATTGCTGACGACATCAGTTATAAGTCAAGAAAAAATTATACACTTAATCACTTAATCGAACGAATTAAAATTTATAATGAAGAGAACTTTAATTACGATATTGTAAACATACCTTTTAAAAACTAATGGGTGAGGAGTTTTACGCAGCAATCAAACTAGTTACAGGTGAAGAAATCTTCTCTCTTATCTCTGTCGATGAGAATGATGGAGATCCAATTATCATTCTCCAAAATCCAGTAACCATGAAAGTTTTTGTGAATCATGGTGGAACTTATATGAAGATAAAGCCCTGGATGGAAATACCTGACGATGATTTATTCTTAATTAAGTTTGATAAGATCGTTACAATGACTGAAATCAAAAATCAATCTACGATTGATTTTTATCGTAGATATCTTAATGATGATGATTATCCCGATATTGAGGTTGATGGTAAAGTTACAATCTCTGATAAAATGGGATACTTAGGATCTGTAGAGAGTGCTCGTAAGTCTCTTGAAGATATTTTCCTTAAGGATCTTAAAGATAACAAAGAAAGCTAAATCTCATCTTCAAAAGCAACAAACCTAGTCTACACACATTTTTGATACTTGTCAAGCCCTTGTATAATGTGGTATAATAACTTCATCTTATACTCATCAAAAGTAGATATGTTATGCCTAAAAAGAAATCAGAACATTATGTAAATAATAAGGAGTTACTCGAAGCATTGATTGTTTACAGAACAAAGGTAGCAGCAGCAAAGGAACAAGGACTTCCAAAACCCCGTATTACAAACTATCTGGGTGAGTGTTTCCTGAAGATTGCGACGCACCTTTCATACAAACCCAATTTTGTAAATTATATGTTTCGGGATGATATGATTTCTGATGGCATAGAAAATTGCGTTCAATATATTCACAATTTTGATCCACAAAAATCAAGTAATCCTTTTGCCTACTTTACTCAAATTATTCACTATGCATTTCTCCGTCGTATTCAAAAGGAGAAAAAGCAATTAGAAATTAAGACCAAGATTATCGAACGCACTGGTTATGATGAGGTTATGATGATTGATGACAACTTGCTTTCTGGAAACAATTCCGACTATAATAGTATGAAGGATGCTATTCAATACCGAAATAACCGATGAAAGTTGCCATACTTACTGACACTCATTTCGGCGCCCGGAAGGGTTCCAAGTATCTCCACGACCACTTTGAACTCTTCTATAAGAATGTTTTCTTTCCTGCTTTAGAGGAGCATGGAATTAAAACAGTCATTCATATGGGTGATGCCTTTGATAGTCGCAAGTCAATTGATTATCAAAGTTTAGAATGGGCAAAGCGTGTAGTATTCGAACCTCTTAAAAATCACGAAGTTCATATGATTGTGGGCAATCATGATTGTTATTTTAAGAATACCAATCACGTCAATTCACCTTCACTGCTTCTTCAAAATTATTCAAATATTAAGACTTACAGTTCTCCACAAACAGCAAAGATTGGTGGTATTGATATTATGATGCTGCCGTGGATTTGTAGTGAAAACTATGATGAGACGCTAAAACAAATCAAAAAGTCCAAAGCAAAGATTGCGATGGGTCATTTAGAACTTCAAGGTTTTCGAGTGAATCGTAATCTTGTGATGGAAGAGCACGGAACTGATCCAAAGATTTTTGATAAGTTTACAAAAGTATTTTCAGGTCATTATCATACTCGTTCCGATAATGGAAAAATCTATTATCTTGGAAACACTTATGAGATGTATTGGAACGATGTAAACGACACTCGTGGTTTTCATATTTTTGATACTGAAACATTAGAGCATACTCCAATCAACAATCCTTATAAATTATTCTATAACATTTACTATGAGGATACTCCACATCAAATGTTTGATGCTACAGAGTATGCAAATAAAATTGTGAAAGTGATTGTGCGTAAAAAATCCAAACCAAAGGATTTTGAAAAGTTCATTGATAAACTTTACACAGTCGGTATTCAAGACCTTAAGATTATTGAAAACTTTGAGATTCAAGAAAATGAGGAGTTTGAAATCAGTGAAGATGAAAACACTCTTACAATTCTAAATCGTTATATTGAAGACTCGGAGTTTCAGTTTGATAAAAATGTAATCAAAGGTATTTTCCAAGATCTTTATAGGCAAGCTTGCGAAGTAGAATAATGTTTCTTCTCACTCTCAAAAACAGAAAAGACGACGGAGCATACGCAGTTCAAAACCGATACGGTGAAAAGGTCTTATTTTTGTTTGAGGAAGAAGATGACGCAACTCGTTATGCTTTGATGCTAGAAGATCAAGAAAAAACCATAATGGATGTTGTGGAAGTTGATGACGATCTTGCAATTATGACCTGCAAACGCTACAATTATAAGTATGCTGTGGTCACTCCTGACGATATTGTAATTCCCCCTAAAAATGTTAGTATTTCATAAGATTAAATGGAAAAATTTTCTTTCTACTGGCAATCAGTGGAGTGAAATTGACTTTGAAAAGAATCATACAAATCTGATTATTGGCACAAATGGAGCAGGTAAATCCACTGTTTTGGATGCTCTGACCTTTGTGCTTTTTAATCGTCCGTTTCGTAAAATTAACAAACCTCAACTTGTTAATACAACAAATGAAAAAGATTGTTTAGTTGAGATTGAGTTTACAGTTAATAATCGTGACTATTTGGTGCGACGTGGAATCAAACCAAATATTTTTGATATCGAAGTGAATGGTGTTCCTCTTCATAAGGAAGCGGATGACCGTGCAAATCAAAAAATCTTGGAAGAAAATATTCTTAAGGTCAATTATAAATCCTTTACTCAAATTGTAATTCTGGGTAGTAGCACCTTTGTGCCTTTTATGCAGTTGACTACGGCACATCGTCGTGAGGTAATTGAGGACCTTTTAGATATTCGCATTTTTTCTGCGATGAATGCTCTCATTAAAGATAAGATTCGGGAAAAGAAAGATCAAATCAAATCTTTAGATCTCAAAAAAGAGACTCTCAAAGATAAGATGAAAATGCAAGAGAGTTTTATTGAAGAACTTGAGAGTCGTGGAAATGCAAACATCAATGCCAATCAAGAAAAGATTGCCAAGTTAGACGCAGAAGTTGGTGTTTATATGACTGAAAATGCTAGAACCGAAGAGGATATTTTTAAGTATACAAAGGAGCAAGAAGAGGTTCTTGGTGCTGGTGATAAGTTAGTAAAGTTAAACAATCTCAAAGGTAAAATCTCTCAAAAAGTATCAGTCATTACTAAAGAGCATAAGTTCTTTACTGAGAATACGGTTTGTCCTACCTGCACACAAACAATTGAGGAGGAGTTTCGGTTAAATAGAATTAAGGACGCTCAAAATAAGGCAAAGGAACTCCAAAAAGGTTATCAAGATCTTGAGGAGACTATAAAATTAGAGCAGGAGAGAGAGCGTCAATTTACCGTTCTTTCAAAGGAGATCACAAAACTCAACCATGAGATTTCTCAAAACAATACTCGCATTTCCCTTAACCAAAGACAAATCCGAGATCTTGAAAATGAAGTTCAAACTCTTACCCAACAACTTAAAAACAGAAATACTGAACATGAGAAGTTAGAAGAGTTCAGAGAAAATCTCCAAAAAACATTTGAAGACCTTTCCAAGAAAAAAGAAGAAATCGTTTATTACGATTTTGCCTACTCCTTACTCAAGGATGATGGTGTAAAGACGAAGATTATTAAAAAGTATCTTCCGTTTATAAATCAGCAGGTGAATCGTTATCTACAGATGATGGACTTTTATATTAATTTCCATCTTGATAGTGAGTTCAATGAAACTGTGAAGTCGCCTATTCACGAAGACTTTTCTTATAGTTCTTTTAGTGAGGGTGAAAAAATGAGAATCGATTTGGCACTACTTTTCACTTGGAGAGAAGTTGCCCGAGTCAAAAACTCTGTTAATACTAATCTGCTGATTATGGATGAAGTATTTGATTCCTCTCTTGATGGTTTCGGCACCGATGAGTTCCTTAAGATTATCCGTTATGTGATTAAGGATGCTAATATATTTGTGATTTCTCATAAGTCTGATTTACATGACAAATTTGAAAGTGTCCTCCGATTCGAAAAAGTCAAAGGTTTTTCACGTATGATGTCCCAACAAGCACAAGACTAATGCAAGTTCCCAATCGCTATCATCACTCCAAGAAGGAGCAGAAGCGGAAACTGAAACCGCAGGCACTCCGACAAGCAAAGGCACGTCGCCAAGCACTCAAGAAGCGTCTCCAACACGGGGACGCTTCTTCTTTTATAAATATTTGAAAATATTTTGGTCAAATGGCAAAGGACGAAACCGAAATTGGTATTACCGGTAAACCTATTCCCAAAAAGAAAAGATCTCCTAAAAAGCAACATGAGTTTGAAAAGAAGAGAAGGGAAAATCTAGGTCAAAATGTTGGTGGGAGAACTTATAGATCCGATGTAAGTCCAAATTTTAATCCTCGTTCAGTTCGTGAAGAAGTTCTTGTCGATTATCTTCTTGGTGAAGGTTTTGCATCGGATGAGAAGTCAGCACAAGCAATCGCTGGTGCGATGAGTGAAAAGTGGAGACAGAGTATTAATGAAGGCATGGGTTTGAGTGTAGGTGGTGCCAAATTAATTGGAAAACTTGCAGCAAATTCAAGAACCCCTGAAGCACAAGCAACAAAAG